CCTACACATTGTCCGATACTAGGTATTGAACTTGATTACTATGCTTCAGAAAGACAAGAGAACTCTGTTAGCTTTGATCGTTTAGATACAACTAAAGGCTACATCAAAGGCAATGTCATGATCATGTCATGGAGAGCTAATCGTATTAAGAACGATGGTACTGCTGAAGAACATCAAAGGATTGCTGATTTCCTTAGACAGAATCAGCACCTATAGAGTCTGCAGCAATGCTGTCAGCGGTGACAACTTCAACAATGATTTCTTCCGTAGCAGTCACTGGATAAGCGCACTCCACCCACGCTTTATCGCCGTGATTCCAGTTCCATTGGTAGCCTGCTCTATCTTGTGGCTTTGGATCACGGATGACCCACTCACTTCCCCACCACACCACTTCCTTGCCCTCTGGACAGGCAGGTGCATCAGGGACTTCGATCCAGCCTTCAGTGCCATCTGTCTCAGGCTTTGGTATTGATCCTAGTTTGCTGTAGAGCATGTGTTACCTCACTGGACTGGGAAGGGTGCAGTTGGTGTTGCAATGGTTCTGGCGTAGCGAGTAAACCGGAAGTCATCAATGTAGCCGTTAAGATAATTAGAAGGGCTACCCGCATTAGCACCAATATATCCTCCCTGATTGTTGTAATTGGTTGTGTCAGTTGCCGAGCTTCCGCTTTGACTACCGTTTAGATATAACTTCGTGTTGTTTGACCCAGAACCTGAACGAACCAAAGCAATGTAGTACCACTGACCCGTTGATAATGTTCCACCTGTAATCAATAGCGTTGCAGTTGCAGACCCGCCGTAAACCGTTAAAACACCGCTGGTTGTGCAAAATATTTGCAACCCAGGAATCGCTCCGCTTGATGCCCGTGTGTCAAAAATTACAGGAGTTCCAGTAAAGGAGTTGAAATAAAGCCAAAATTCATAGGTATAGTCACCAGAGAATGGAGAAAGCTGGTTACTTGCTAAAAGTTTGACAGCTGTGTTCGATGTCCCATCCAGATAAATCGACCCACCACCCCACTTGCTCTGTGCAGTGCTGATCTGTGCATTGCCCTCTGTCTCCAGCACGTTCTTCGCAGTGGCATCGACGACACCAGCGTTGGTGAAGTTGAGGAGGAGAGAGGTATCGCTTCCAGTGCTGCCTAATGGAGCTGTCGGTACAGTAATTGTTGACCCACTGTAAAGCGCCGTACCTTTAACAATACGGAAGTTGCTAATGTAGCCTGTAAGAGCATGAGCACCTGTAAACCAATAAGCAACACGCCAATCGTTATCCGTTAGGTTTGCACTGCTTGCGGTGACTCCGGTCACTTCGTTTCCGTTGACCCACATCTGCATCGTGGAAGGAGCTGTTCTTTGAATGACAACAAAATTCCATTGATTAGGGACAACTGCAATACCTGTTTTAATAATGCTTCCGCCCATCGCTAATTCAAGCGTTGTTGCGGCAGTGCTGCTGAACTGAGAAAGGATTGCGTTGGTATAAGTGACTGAAGCATTGCTTGCAAAAAGAGTGCCGTTAGTCTGTACCTGCGCAGGGCAGTAGAACCAAAAACTGATCGTGAAGCTGCTTGTTCCGATGGTTAGTGGTGTTTGTCCTGTTGGCGTCGTCAAATAATCCCCACTCCCATCAAAGTACCCTGACCCACCCACTGCGGCAGCTGAGTAGGATGACGTTGGTGCGAAGGGGGAGAAGGGGGTGATGACAACGCCGTTGTTGGCGGTAATGACGTTGGCAACGGAACTGTTGTCTAAAAACCGATTGCTTTGCAGCGTCAACAATTTTGTTCCGCTAATAGCTGTAAGCGGTGATGTTGGAACCGTGTAGCTTGTTCCTGAATAGGGTGGCGTAACGTTCTTAAGGATTCGTAGGTTGCTCACATAGCCTGATATGTAGGCGTTACTAGCACGCCCTATGCTCAAAGGAATTGAGGTTGAGGATTGCGGAGTTCCTACGATTGCCGTGGCTGTTGTACCAACACTGTTGACAAAGATGGAGATACCCGATGACGTCTTTGTCATCGCAATATGACTCCACTGATTAGCGGAAACCGTAGCCGATGACGTTACAGTTAATGATGATGAGCCGTTGTAGTAAGAAAACCTTACTGTTCCGTTTGATATAGGCCCGAATGACCAAAAGTTACCTCCCGGCTCTCCGTTGCCGATCATCATTGGCGCTGCACCGCCATCTTGCCATGTGCTTAGGTTTGTTGGAAAAACCCACGCTTCAATGGTGAAATCTTGCCCTGACGTATACCAATCAAAATTAGTTGTGCTGTAAGGCGTTGTGGCGTAATCATTGCTCCCATCAAAGTAAGCACCCCACCCCGTCTGTGAGAACGGGCTAAAGGTTCCCTGCGTAGTGTCACCGTTGCGGGTGATGGTGAAGTTGTTAGTGGACGAGTCTAAGAACGTGTTGTTCTGTGCGCCGTTGGTGCCGTTGCCGGGGAGTAACAACGATGTTAAGTTAAAGTACTGGTCTTTTAGTACTCCAGCACCACTCATGAGTAAACCAAAGATACCAGCCATGACTTAGCTCACGTTACCAGTGATAACACACTCAGTACCGCTAATGAACAACACTGTAGCCACACCTCTTGTTGCTAAAGAGACTGTAGCCATATCCGTATTCGTACCAGCAATGTATGCAGTGGTAATAGAACACGTAACTGTTAAGCTACCTGATGTGTTGTTGTACAACGATACAACATCACCTGCTGAGAAGGTTGAGTTAGGGATCGTAATACCAGCAGACAACGAGATAACTTTACCTACGTCAGAGGTAGCCATCGTAGTCGTTGTAGAGCTAACAGGTACATTAAGAAACCCTAATGTCGTATCAGCATCAGGTAGTGTTGCAGTACGGTTAGAGTTAGTATTAGCGGATTGAAGTGTATGAGTCCCAGTACCGCTAGCATTTCCTTGAACTTTTATAGAAGACATTGTTATCCTTTAATCTAAAATTACCCATTTCTGTCCTGTACCTACAGTGACAGAGATTCCGGTATTAATTGTAACAGGCCCAACGCTAAGTCCATTCTTAGCAGAGGTTACGGTATAGTTAGATGATATGGTTTGATCATTCTCTAGGATTGTTGAAGATCCTCCACCGCCTCCGGTAGCAGCAATCGTAATCGTACCGTTACCGTTTGTAATGGTTACGTTAGAGCCTGCGGTAAGAGTCGCTTTAGACAAACCACCAGCAGTATTACCAATTAGTAGTTGTCCATCAGTGTATGATGTTTGTCCAGTACCTCCATTAGCAACTGCTACTGTACCAGTGACGTTAGCTGCATTGCCTGTGATGTTACCAGATACAATAGAACCACTAATGGAAGTGATCCATGTTGGGTTGCTGTAGCTACCACCAGTACTTACACCATCAGTGATTCCGTAACCACTCAGTGTGGTTGGTGTTGAGCTTATCTTAGACCATGCTAAGGATGTTAACCATGAAGGATTACTATATGTACTTGATGTACTTACACCATCAGTAATCCCATAACCACTTAGTGTTGTCGGTGTGCTGCTGATCTTTGACCAAGCTAACGAAGTAATCCATGACGGATTAGCATAAGAGCCTGTCGTATAGACACCGTTGGTTACTGTGCCTGCATTACCTGTGATGCTGATACCCCAAGTACCTGTTACAGACGCTGGTGCAATATTCTTCCAATAAGGTCCAGTTGAATCGTACTGCAGGATATCGTTGTTGGCTACAGAAGTAATCTTAACGTTATGTAGTTCGTCAAGCTCCCATCCGTTGTTAATGTTTACAAACAACTCACCGCTACTAGCATTAACTTTGACAACCCAACCAAGAAACACAGTATGTGCTGGTGCTGATGGTCTTGTAGCAGTAAATTGACCTGCTGTTTGAGATAAGTAAACATCATCACCTGCAGTGAATGCACTGGTATCAATACCACGAACAACACCAAAGGTTGCTACAAAGCCTTCTGCACCGTTAGTAATGTCTTCAGCAGCAATACCTAGCGTAGGTGCTGACAATGCTTCAGTGTCTGCGTCAGCTAATACAATACTAGGTCTTTGTCCTTGAGCACCTGCAACAGCAACAACAGATCCTTTAGTAATGGTTGCTCCAGAACCATTATAAGACAGTACTACGTTTTCTTGTCCGATATTAAGATCAAGGTTGTTACCTTTAAGTCTTGTAACCAGAGAACCATCACCACTGTCATACCAAACCCTACCAACAGCTCCAGTGACAGTTGCTGCTGTATCAAACTGAATGTAATCAGGAGAGCTAATACCACCTGTAATACTGTCTAAACTAGTGATGTTTGTGTTAGCACCTGAGTTAGCAGCACCTAATGTATTGTAACTGATCGTACGTGCTACTGAACCATCAAAGTCTGTTCCTGAAGCAGCTCCAGAGCCGCTATTGTTAAACGTAACAGCATTCGTTGTTGTGCCACCACCGCCTGCAGCAACAGTATCCCAACCAAATGATGATCCTGACCACTTCAGATACGTATTAGCTGTAGTGGGTGCATCAATAAAGCCTGTAGTGTTTGCACTAGTCTGATACAGAACTTTATTAGCATCACCGCCAGCAATGTTTGTTGCTGATCCTGCTTTACCGCTAATGTCACCTGTAATCTTAGAACCAGCTAATGATGTAATCCATGAAGGATTGCTATAGCTACCGCCTGTGCTAACTGCATCAGTGATGCCATAACCACTGATGGTGGTTGGTGTTGATGTTATCTTACTCCAAGCCAGTGCTGTAATCCATGAAGGATTGCTGTAGCTTCCTGTTGTATAAACACCATTAGTTACTGTACCAGCACTACCTAGAATATCAATATTCCAAGTACCTGTGGCATTTGTACCTGTAATGCTAGGAGCACCAAGCGTGTTATAGCTGATTGTACGTGCTACAGAGCCATTAAAGGTTGTGCCTGATGCAGCACCTGTACCACTATTGTTAAAGGTTACAGCATAAGTTGTTGTACCACCACCGCCTCCTCCACCGCCACCAGCAACCCATGACAGATTACCTTCACCGTCTGTGGAGAGAACTTCACCGCCATGTCCTGTTTGATCTGGTAGCAGCTCTGTGATGCTCATCTGTCCTTGTTTGAACATTTGAATAACAGCATCACTAGCAACTCGATTAACGTAACCAGCATCAATCTGCTGTCCGTTAGAAAGTTCTACAACCAGTTTATCATCAAAGTCAATGTATACGTTGGTTACACTTATACCATCTGAACCATCGACACCATCTTTGCCATCTCTTCCGTCAACACCAGGACGACCATCTACACCGTCTCTACCATCCTTTCCATCTTTACCGTTAAGACCATCCTTACCATTTTTACCAGGATCTCCCTTCTTTGTAGAAAGATCTTTGATCTCATTGTATTTCTGTGTAAGACGATCTTCAATCTGTTTAAAGGACTGTACGATGTAGTCAGATTTAGTTTTTGATACCTCCAAGTCTTGTTTTTGTTTCTCTTCACGAAGACCAGCAATCAACTCTTTTAGTAAAAGTTTCTTATCTCGTGAAGAAGCCTGCATTACTGCATCAATAAGTTCTTTAGCCATTGTTGGTCAACTTATCAAGTAGTTCGTTAAGCATGTCTTCATCGCCAGGAAGTACTCCTGCTTTGCTCATTTGCATTTCTACGATCTTTGTGTTGTTTGCTAGATCAGCTTCTTTAAGCATCAACTCAGCAATCTTTACACGACGATCAAACTCAACCTGAGCAGCGTCAGCTTGTTGTGGTAGGTTTTTAGAGACTGCTGCCATTATTTTAGCACGAGTCTCTTCAGGAAGCAACTGTGTCTCTATAGCGGTCTTCTGAGCCTCTGCAGCGTCCTTAGCAGCCTTTGCTTGCTTTTCTCGGACAGAAGCCTCAGCATCCGCTAATTGAAGCTGTGCAGCCTGTTGTTGTAGCTGTTGCTGTTGTGGATCAGGCTGAGTCATCTGAGCTAACTGAGCAAGTAAAGATTCCTTGTTAGGTAGCGAAGAAGTCTCAATAACACCCTGCAGTAGCAGCGGTACAATAGGACTATTCGGACCAAGCGTAGACAACAAAGCAAGAATCTGTGCTTGTTCGAACTCTCTAGCGATCATTCCCATTGTACCTGTAGCAATAAAGTCAAAGTCTTGTACAGGATATCGCTGTGGTGCAAACTGCATATACCTCCATGCAGCTTTTTGTACGAAAGGAATCAAGAAATCTTCTTGGAAGTTAACTAACGATCTCTTATTCTTCTTAATCAGTCCAGATACTGCCATTGCAAGCCCTGCAGTGGCTGCTTCACCACCAGAGACCTGTGCAGGAAGGTTTGCAGTGTCTAAAGTACCTGTAGCCTGCAGCATCATACGCTCAAATACCTGAGCAGACTGAAGATTTGCAGGATCTGTGTTACCAAACTTAAAAGGAGCTAAGATTTCATTAGGATTACCATTCGTTAGGATAGTTTTTCCTGGTCTAATCTCAAATTTAGCACCTCTAGGAAGCCTTGTAGCGTCTACAGCCATCATAGGAGCTGTTGTAAGCCCTAAAGAGTCTACATGACTCCTAATTTGAGCATCTACAGCCTTTTGCATGTTGTATGCTTTCTCTGCTGTGCCTCTTCCCCAGAATCTACCAGGGATAGTGTCTGCCTGATAAGCCACAATAGGACGATCTTGCATCATAAACGGGTTCTCTTCAGCCTTTAGAAGAGCCTCTCCGTTAGCAATAACCACTAAAGCTTCCACCATATCGGAGTACAGTTCATCATTCTCGTACTCCATGTCATCAGGATTGTCTAAAAGCTTACGTGGTACAAGACCATAGTACCTTAAGAGTAAAATCTTATCATTCTGGTAGTAAGTTAAGTCCTGATCAGGCTCTAAATCCGTATCTACAGCAGCATCGCCTAAGGCAACTGCTTTGTAAACACCATCTTCCATACCACGAACAACAACATGACGACCTACATACTCTTCAATAGCACATCCCATTGCATCTTCAATGGTTGTTGCGTTAGGGTCAATGAGGAAGTTCTTAGGATTGATGGGTTTTAGCTGCACAGCGATACGATTATTAGCCTGTACACCAATCATAGACAGTCCAGGATTCGCTGAAGGCTGTGTTGCTGGTGCTAATTCTTTCTTTTGCTTAACAATCAGTTCACCGATACCTGTACCGTAGATCTCAGCTAAGGTCATTGCATTGCCAATAGCCTTTCTGATCTTGTCCTTTTTAAAGTCTTCGGACAATCTAGTACGAAGTAACTCAATATCTTGTTTGTTTTGGTCTGCTATGTCATCATTGATATCAAAGAACTGTCCTTTAGCGAACACTGCTTCTTCAAGATCAGCTTGTTTGTTATCTACAGCTTGTTGCAGTGCTGGAGAAATAATCTTTGAACGCTCTGACTGTCTGGTTTTATCTTCATCAGCCCAGATTCCTCGCCAAAGACGCTCATATTCCTCCCATCTAGGAAGGAAATTCTCATCCCTATAATTTCTCCAATCATTGCACCTATCCATCACAAATGCTACAAGAGCATTCTGAGGGGTGATTTCTGATTCAAATTTCATGTTTGGTTATCCTAATAGCCTGCTACGTGGTCTAAGACTTCAAACTCTTCTTCATCTAAATTCTGATTCCAGTTTGCAGTTTGTATCTGATCAATGTAGCTTAACGCATCAATCAAATCATCATGAGTTTTACTGTCAGGGAATTGCATAAGCTGATCAATGAACAGATTATTCCAATCACCTTCGTTTAAAACAATCCTTCCATGCTCAAATCGACCCTGTAGTGACCAAACAATCCTATCTGTTTTCTTCTTATTACCATGCGTTAGTTCTTCAATACGAGGATAAAAACCATTCCTACGCATTAGATCGTGCATATAAGGCATCACTGCATTCTTCAGTGCACCTTTCTCTATACCAACACACGTAACACGATAATCTTTAGCTGCTTTGAGAATCCTTACTGCTGTTTCTCGGACATCCCACCTACCGTGTAGAATGTCAGCAACCCACCAACCTCGTGTGTTAACCTTAACAATGGCTATCGCTGTTTCATCCAGCTTCGTATTCTTCGTCTTATTCGTCTGCGAAGAATCGCTAAAGCCACACAAGTCCACCGCCATAAAGTAGCTACCTTCATCTGGTTCCTCGTCAGTTACTTTAATCCACTCTTCCTTAAATATCTCAGACTGTGATGCTTCAAACGAAGCCATAAACTCTTGTCTAAAAGCAAAGCTAGACATCGAACCTCTAGCAGCTTCAATCTCTGCTGGATCTAACAATGGATTATCAAAGCTAGTGAAGTGCCATGACTTGTAATCTTTATCCTTATTGGTAGCACCTAACTTGTACAACTCATAGAAGTGATTTCTACCCATTGGTGTTCCAATGAACATAGCTCTACCCTTCTGATCCGCTAAAGCAGGTCTAAGGATTTGTTCGAACACCTGTGGTTTCATGTCTGCGTACTCATCCATCACTAAGTACTTCAAACTAACACCACGCATAGTCTCTGGTCTATCAGCACCCTTCAGAGATATCATTGCACCATTGACTAAGGTAATCTGCATGTTATTCACATGACTACCTTTAATGACTGAATGGCCTAGCTCCAGTAGCGTAGACCACATAATATCTCTAGCTTGTCCCTGTGTAGGAGCTACATACCAGACATGACCCTTCTCAGTCTGTAGTCCTTCAATAATCAATGTCCAAGCAGCTAACCTAGATTTACCTGTACGTCTCCCTGCAGCGATGATCTTAAACCTTGCAGGGTCTTTAAATACCTCTTGTTGCCAGGGAAGAAGCTTAACTTGTAGATCCATCTTCTTCCTCGTAATCGATCAACGTAGTCTCTACATCGACTGGTTCATGCTGAATCATCTCCACTGGAGACTCTTGTTGTACACCAGTGATGTTGATGGTGATTGCTTTAGCACCTGATGATTGTCCTTTATCCTCAAAATAAGATACTGGAAGCATCCGATCCATACACATCTTTAGTGCTGCAATCTGATCCTTATCATTATCATCTAATGCTTTATGTACTATCTTTCTGATAATCGCATTCGAATGCGTTAACAGCAGCGAAGCAGTGAACTCTTTAATCCTTGCTGCTTCTCCTGGTGGTCTTCCTCTCTTCTCTCTTTTTATATACTTTTGTACTTCTTCCTTCTTAGGACGACCTCTAGATCTCTTCTTTTTTGTCGGCACACTCTTCTCTTCATTGACTGCCAAGACATCCTGGCTGACTGATGAAGGTAGCGAACAATCCTCATTAGGAGAAGTAATTTTAATTTCTGACATCAGATCCCTCTATATAGTTTCTCTGCTGAAAGCAGGACTTTAGGGTGTATATAATTTTATGTATCTCTTCTATGTAGTCAGTATGAAGTCTGTATGTAGTATATAAAATTTAAGTTTTTATTTATTGTCAGTACATCGTCTGTTCATCGTTTCTACATAGTAGACTTATTGTAGCATACAAATGATATTGCTGTAAAGACCCTTGACTACTACTGTAGGGTTATTACAACATATCCAGCACAGATTGCACAGTCTTTAGAGGCT